ATTAGGAGATAGAATTGATCCGGAAACAGGCGAAGAAATGCCGGGTTTAATAAATGACATATCTGGATTTACGTATGACGAAGAAGATTATCCTTCTTCTCAAAACAAAAACTCTATGAACGTGTTTACTCCAGCGGAAGTAAAAGACAAAGATTATTATCAAGTAAAGAAATATCAAGTATTAGAAAGATTTTATAAAATAAAAGTTCCTTATTATCGCATTATAGATATGAAGAGTCAGGAGGAAAGTATTCTTTCTCAAGAAGAATATGCTCAGTTTGTATCGGAAAATTCAGAGGCGTTTGACATTGGAGCTTTTACAGCAATAGAAGTTTTACAAACTCGTGTAAAAGTATGTGCATCAATGGGTGAGGTTGTGCTGTATGAACAGATACTTAATACCGATGAATATCCCATAGTGCCCCTTCCAAATATCTGGACTGGCACTCCTTATCCCAAATCAGATGTGTCTAGAGCAAGACCTATGCAAAGGTTGCTTAACAAGCTATGGTCATTAGCATTGTCTCATGCACAAGCATCAGCGGGTTTAAAATTGTTAGTACCTTTGGGTAGTGTGGACGATATAGATCAGCTAGAAAAAGACTGGGCAAATCCAAATGCCGTTATTGAAGTCGATTCATCCCAAGGTGAGCCGCACTACCCAGCTCCTCAACCTTTAGCTGGAGAGTTCTATAGGTTAATACAACAGTCAGAGTTTTACATAGATTTTATATTTGGACTTCCAGAAATGATGCATGGTTTTGCAGAAAAAGCCCCGGAGACAATGAGGGCTACAGAAAGAATGATTGCACTGGGAAGTGAAAGACCAAAGTCTAAACTTAGAGATATAGAGTTTAGCATTAACAAGCTGGGTAAGGTTTTGTACAACCTATCTAAAGGTCACTATACCTACAAGAAAATTTTTCGTTTAGCACAGCCAAATAACAATATAACTGAAGTTATGGCAAATTTTTATACAGATGTTTCCGGAGCTGTGTTAGATTTAAAGAAAGAAAAACATGCGTTAGATCAGCATGACATAAGAATTGAACCGGGTTCTACAATGCCTTCTAGTAAATATGCAGAGCTTGCAGTGTACTTAGAGGCTTTTCAAATGGGTATTGTAGATAGGTATGAAGTATTAAAGAAGAATCCTGAGTTGTTTGACAAGGAAGGTATTATGCGTAGAACAGAAGAGAAGCAGTTGTTACAGCAACAAGTTCAGGCAATGCAGGATCAGATAAAGAATTTGCAGGGTGACTTGCAAACCGCACAACGAGAGTCTGTTAGCGATAGAAAAAGAGTCGAGGTTGAAAAGTTTAAATCTAGGCTATCTGAAGTTTCTTCAGAATCTAAAGCAGACAGAAGAGTGCAACGTAGTAAACTAGAAAACGAGGTGAAGCTAGAGGTGGAGAAATTGGCTAGTAATCTGAAAGATGTTCAGAGAAAAGTCAGTTCTACTCCTGAAGCCTAGAGACATCTAAGGAGAGACTATGTCTACAACAGAACAACAGGAAGTAAATGTCCAAAACGATCAAGTCGTAACTAATGAGAATTTCGTGGAAGATATCGTAAATCAGCAAGCTGGGCCTGAGAGTCCAGAGCAAATTCAAGAACCAGTACAAGAACCAGCTACTTCAATGGATTATGAAGCTGAAGCTAAGAAGTTCCAATCTATGTATGATCGGTCACAAGCTGAAAATTCAAGATTACAACAAGGAGCACAAATACTTCAGTTATTGGAGCAGAGACCTGACTTGGTACAGGCACTTGAAAGCGGTATAGCTCAACCACAAACTCAACAGCAAAACGAACCTAGTGTCGGGAAGGATGATTTTAATCCTTGGGATGCTTTCACAGATGAGAACTCTGAGTCAGGACGATATGTAAACAATAAAATAGAATCGTTAGTGAATCAGAGATTAACTTCTGCGTTATCCCAACAACAGCAACAGATACAAGCTGATATGCAAATGCAAAATACTGTAAATGAATTGAGGGGAACATATAAAATGTCCGATGGTGACATTCAAGAGTTCTTACAGTTCACTACAAAACCAAAGGAGCAGGTAGGTTTGAACAATCTAGTAAAGCTCTGGCAGATGCAAAACGGCCAATCCGTTGCTAACAACGATACAATGGAAGCGGTAAATGCGGCAAAACAAGCTCCTAGAACTGCTGGCGTTCTTCAAGGTCAACCTCAGACATCACAAAAAAATGATTCTGATAAGATTTTCGATGCCGTCATGGGCAATAGTGGCTCTTTGCGATTACCGTGACATAACAAACAAACCACAAACCAAGAGGTAATAAAATGGCAATATCATACAATACTGGCACTTTAAAGTCCAGTGATATCACAGCTTCTACTTCCTCTGCTGGTGTAGGTCAGGCTCCTGATAGGAGACGGATATTTAATTTTGGAGACAGGGTAGCAGAATTAGCCCCTGAAGAATCTCCATTCTTCGTGTATCTTTCTCAAGTAGCCAAAGCACCTACCGATGATCCAGTATTTCGTTACTTGGAAAATCGTAATAAAATCAACTTTACTGACCGTTCTCTTCTTTTGAAAGGAGATGTTAATGGTGGTTCTGCTGTTTCCGCAGGAACGTCTTATGCGTTTACTGCTGATACTGCTGGTGGAGCTTCTGTTGACTATCTTTTAAAGGGAATGGTTATCGCTGTTCAAACCGCATCCCGTACAGGTGATCTTGGAATTGGACAAGTGGTTGTTCGTGTTGATTCAGCAGTAACACATGGTAGTAGCGAAACTTCGTTTACAGGTAAGATTATTGACGTATCCAATTCAGGTGTAACTGGATACAATGTTCTTTCTGATAATGATGCGGCTCAGATAATCGGTACTTCCTTCGAGGAAGGTTCTGGTTCTCCTGACGTTTTCTCAACAGAGCTTGAAGATAATTATGGGTATACCCAGATTTTCAAGACAGCCGCCGAGATGACAAACACAGCGTATGCAACTCGCTATCGTGGGTATGCAGACGAGTGGAGCAGACTATGGGCTGATAAACTACGTGAGCATAAAATTGACATTGAAAGAGCTATGCTCTTTGGTCAAAAAGCTCGTCAAGGCGGTATTCAGTATTCTGAAGGCCTTATAGGTCACATTCTTAAAAATGTGAATCCAGTTGTAAATACAGATGACTTTAGCTATAGCTCAGGTAGTTCATACTATCGAAGCGTTGCACAGGAAGAAATGACTTACGATAGATTGCTTAGCGATCTTGAAGTAATCTTTGATCCTGCTCGTGGTGGTGCTTCTGACAAGCTAGTCTTGTGTTCCTTACCAGTGATTACGTTTTTTAACAAGTTAGGCGATGGAAAATTCTTAGATGCTTCTATGGGTCATTCTGCTAATAATTACAGAATGGACATGACAACTAGGAATGGTGCTTTCGGTCACTCCGTAATGGTAATTGATACTATTCACGGAACACTTAACCTTGTTAAAGAGCCACTTTTTAGAGGAATTGCGGCTGGTTATATGCTAATGGCTGACATGAGTCAAGTTTCTTATCGTCCTTTGATTGGAAATGGAATTAACCGTGATACACAGGTTATGACCAATGTTCAAGGTGCTGATGAGGATTTGAGAAAAGACATGATTCTAACCGAAGCTGGTTTAGAAGTAAGTCTTTCTGAGTCTCATGCTTTGTTTAACTTAGAACACAATTAAGGAGTTAGATAATGAAAACAGCTAGTTTAAATGCAAATAGTTCAAGCTTCCAAACTGGTGAAAAAGCGTTTCAAAAAATAGACAACTCTGCGGCAGTGGCAAGAACACTGACTGCGGCTGAGTCTGGAACTCTTTTCGCTGTAGATATGTCTACGGTTGACAATAACGTAGCTTTAACCTTGCCAACGGCATCTGATGCCATAGCAGGTTGTAGCTATGACTTTTGTTTTACTGTTAACTGTGACGATGATGCAGACTTTAGCATAACAACTGGAGCAAACGGAACTGATATATATGGTTACGTTGTTGCAGGTGCGGCTAATAGTACAGTAGACGATGTTGATGGACTCTCAAAAATAACCGTAGATGGTTCTGTTTCTCAGGCTATCGAAGGTTTAAGAATGACTCTTATCTGTGACGGTGTGAATTGGCATCTAAGCGGATATATTCCAGTTGCTATTGGAACAGTTGTTCTTGTTGAGTCAGCAAGTGCTTAATCCGAATATATAAGGATAACAGTTTTAGGTGCTGTAGGGGTTATCAATAAAAGGTAACCCCTAAAACCTAAAAAGGATTAACTATGAATAAGTGTATACATTGTAATAAAGAAAATAAAAACAACTGGTTTTACTGTAGGTCTTGCGGAAAGAAAGCTTCTGAAAGTAAATTTACTACTAATATGTGGATGACATCACAGATGGGAAAGAGAACAGATGTAGAGCTATCAGTACAGTCCATATCTGAAAATACAACTAAGATGAGAAAGAATTTAGGTTATGGCGGTTAAGAAGAAAGATTCAAGATTAAAAAGAGCTGGTGTGGCTGGGTTCAATAAACCTAAGCGTACTCCGGGTCATCCTAAGAAATCTCATATTGTGGTTGCGAAAGTAGGAGATAAAATTAAAACAATACGTTTTGGACAACAGGGCGTAAAAACAGCAGGGAAACCGAAGGTCGGGGAATCTGCAAAACAAAAGGCAAGACGTAAGTCATTTAAAGCTAGACATGCTAAGAATATAGCTAAGGGAAAAATGTCAGCGGCTTACTGGGCCAATAAGGTAAAATGGTAATGAACAAAAAAGTAAAAGCTCCAAAAGGTTATCATTGGATGAAAGCTGGAAGCGGTTATAAGCTAATGAAGCATAGTGGTGCGTTTAAAAAACATAAAGGTGCAAGTCTTATGGCTGATTTTAAAGTTCAGATGAGGCATGCAAAACCTAAGAAGAAAAAGTAGTGGCGACAGCAAAAAAAAGAGATCCTGCCAAGTGGGCAAGAGCAAAGGCAAAAGCAAAAGCTAAAATGGGTGGTAAGCACTCTGCTAGGGCTATGCAACTTGCTGTAAAGTATTATAAGGATATGGGGGGAACATATTCTGGTAAAAAGTCATCTAAAAATAAACTATCTAAATGGTCAAAGGAAAAATGGGACTATGTTAGTAAAGGTGATAAAAAGAAACCAAAGAAGAAACGTGGTCGTTATTTACCAGAAACTGTTAGGAAAAGTTTAACCAAAAGTCAGAAAGCGGCTACAAATAGAAAGAAAAGAAAAGCTACAGCATCTGGAAGACCCAAGGCAAAGTATAGTAAAGCAGTAGCAAGAAAAGTGAGGAGAGCTAAGTAATGGCTACGTTTAAAGCACAGGTAGAAGGATTAACAAGTCTAAGTATAGATGGCAGTAGTGCACCAACACAAACTGAGCTAACTCAATTCTTAACAGATGGTGCTAAAGAGATTTTAAATACGTTACCAAGATCAAAACAATCTTTGTTTACAACTTCAAACGATTTAAACAGTAGCAGTTCAAGCCTTACGCTTTTGGGTTCCGAGGTGTTTAGTGTCACTAGAGACGATGGTACGATTAATCAACCATGTAGAAAAGTACCTCCTGAACTAAATGGACGTATCAGAGACGCTGATGATATGATGGCGGCCACCACTACAGACCCAGCCTACTACATTACAAATAATATTTTAGTTGTCGTACCTTCACCTACTAACGCTCAGAACGCTCATGTACATACACTGAATTATCCTGCGGTTGCTTTTGGTGACAGTGCTATTGCTAAGTTTCCAGACGATGCTGAGTATTTAGTTCCTATTTACGGTGCAATAAAATCGTTGCAAAATTTAATGGCTAGTAAGTCTAGCAATACTGACATCATTACTGCTTTAACAGCAATTAATACTGAGATAGATGAGTGTTTAAGTGTAGCTGATAATATGCACACTGAGATTGCATTGATAAATGATCATGTTGACCTTGCAAAAAATGAAGCGGATGAAATAACTGCCTTTACAGACGGAAGTGCTACTATTAACACAGCTTTAACAGCAATGAACACAGCGGCAGATAAATTTAGAGAGGATAATGCAGACCCTTCTTTGTTTGGGGATGAAAGTGTCTATACAACTGGCACAGGTTTAACCTCTGTAAAAACTCATGTTGATAGGGCTATTAGTTATATAAATGGAGATTTTCCAAATGCTAATTATGATTTAGCGGCCAATTTAGCGGACATCGACAGTGAGTTAACCAATGAGGATACAGAGCTTGCTAGCGGTAGGATTCAACAACTTCAAGCTACTTTAAATTCTGTTGATGCTGATTTAAAAATAGCAAGGGCCTACATAGAAGAATGGAATACATTGTCTGACACTTTAACAAAAGAAGTTAACGCTTTTGCTAGTGAGGTAAACGCACGGGTTTCATTTACAGGGGCAAAGTCTCAAGCTGTTAAAGCTTATATAGACTCAGCAAATGGATACGTTAGCGTTGCTCAGGGATATGCCAATGAGATACAGGCAAAAATTAATATTGCTCAAGCGTATGGAAATGAAGTACAGGCAAGATTAGCGGCTGATGCAAGTGAGTATGGTAAGTATGAGAAACAACAAGCTAAATTACAGGCAGATTATGACAAAGGAATACAGGCGTTGAAATAATGGCAATACATTCTTTAACAGTAAAACAGATTATCAGTAGGGTTAGACAGGTTTTTCCTGATGCACCTGAAGTGTATATTATTTCATTAGTCAATGATGCTATTAACGAATTGGGGCAGTATTCACAAAAGTCAATGTCTGCAAAGATTAACATAGTAGCAAATCAAACATTTTATGACTTGTCTGACAGTGCTACAGATTCATCTAGTAACGCTATGGGTATTAATAAAGTTCACAGGGTAGACATTATGGATAATGATGATGACTACATTAGAGTACCAAGAGTTTTAGATGGCGAACCTCTTATGTTTGATATTACATCAGAGTCAGCGATAAAGGAGCCTTCATAATGGCAAGTAATATAAAGTATCCAGAAGATAAGGTTTTATATTTTATTAGAGGGGATCATCTAGGTTTAATTACGACATTCTCTTCAACGGGAGAGTCAAGAACAGAGAGAAAGGCTTATCAGGCGTTCGATCATTCTGTTACAAATGGTTTACTTGTCCATTACTACGGGAACCCTAATAAGGTTACAGCAATAACAGATACACCAGATGTTGATAACTTATATCATTCTGCGATTGTAGACTATGTAAAGAAGTGTTTGTATATGGATCGTGCGGGTAGGACATCCGATGGTAACAGAGCACAAGTAGCAATGAACTTAATGATGAGGCATGAAAGAAAATTTGATATGGCCATTAAGAAATATGGTACAAAGAAAAGAAGTAAGACTGGAGGAACTAGGGCGGTAGTCCCAGCTAGTTTTACATAAGATAATTGATTGATTATTTGTTTTGATTTGAGTTAAGTTTCAAGACATATAATTTAACTATATGAATGCTTAAAAGCGGTGGTGGTGGAAATATAGGGTAGATTATGGCAAACCAATTCACTACAAAAGAAGTACTAAACAAGGTACTACTCGATTCTTCAGGTGATGCAATCACAGCAAATTCAGTAACCTCTCAAGAAGCGTTAAACGCTGTACTGGACACATCAAATAATAGACTAAACGTATCCCTCGGTGGTAGCAATACAATTTCAGGTGATGTTACCATTACAGGCGATTTAACTGTACAGGGTAGTGCTACTAATACATTCGATGAACAGATACAAGGGATAGTTCAAATATTAGGTTCTACTGGAACAGGTGCTACACCAGCAGGAACGTTACAATTAACAACTTCTGAAACAACTATAGTTGATAATGACCAACTTGGAAGGATAGAGTTTTTAGCCGCTAGTGAGGCAGATGGAAGTGACTCTCAGTTGGTAGGAGCTTCAATAGCTGGTGAAGCTGAGGCTACTTTTGCGGCTGACAATAATTCTACTGCTTTAGTTTTTTCTACAAACACATCAGCGGCCGCTAC